CCTTAGAGTTATCATATAGGAAGTCATTGTAGAACAAGTCATAAAGAGACTTCTCGAAGTATTCAGTTACCTCTGGACCAGCCTGACGAAGTGCATCAACGCCAAGTTTAGCACCCTGTGCCTTTGCAAGTGCATTTGTATAAGTAGTAGCATCTTTTGGTTCCTGACCCAACTGTGGTACATACCACTGCTCTTTATTTAAATCTTTTACAACCTCATCTGGCAAGTAGTAACGTGGTTCAACACGACCTTCTTTATTGCGATTAACACGGTCATAGCCCATAAGACCTGTGTGACGACCAGTAGTACCATCAACGATGTCTGCTGGGTCATGTTGCTGAGCATCTGGGTACATGAACTCTCTCTGTGATGTTACAGGAAGCAAGAAGAAGAGCTTACCTACTGGGAGGTTCATAGCCTGAACTGATACAACATCGTTAGCAAGTAACTTGCTGAATACACGACGAATAATTGGGAAAACTACAGTCTCAAATGAACCAGAGTTATCTGAAGCAGTAGCCTCGCTAATAAGGTGTTTAGCCTCATTTTCATACAACGTAGCAACATTCTCTTTGATTGCACCCTCAAGACCCTCTGTAAAGCCGAGTGAGTCCCAACGCTTCTGAATGTCTTCACGTATCTTCTTTTGCATGTTCAGCTCGATATTGCCGACCTGACCGCTTGTTAAAAATTCTTTCATCAGTTAAATGAATTATTAATAATTATTTAATTTATTTCTTTGAATAGAGTTTGAAATAATCAAAAGATTAAATCTTTATGAGTAAAACTCAATGGGATAACTCATCATCCTCAGATTATATATTTGATTTTATACTCTACTTAATCTATGCATTAAATCAAGAGATTCCAAAAGGTCTGCTGACTTATAAATTGGTGTCTCATTAATCTGCTTAGAACTTGTTGCACTGATATTAGCTGACTCTGTGATGTTCATCTTATTAGCTTTTTTCAAGTTACGAGAAATATTCTCATACAAGTTCTTAGATTGTTCGATTGTTTTAGCCTCCTTGCCAAATCGTGCAATGATTTCCTTTTTCTCATCTTGAGATGTTGTATTTTCAGAAATCAACTTAATAATTTGTCCAAGGTTGACATTTGTAACTGCTGCTTCCTGCAGAACTTTCTTGAACTTAACAAGAGTCTTCTTAAGTTCTTTGTTCTCATTGAAAATCTTATTAGCTTTACGAATAATTGATTCGTTAGTTTCACGAGATTCAGATTCTGCGCTGTAACGTGGTACAACAGTACCTTTACCAGAGTTACGGGCTTTTCTACCACTTGAATTAGGTACATGAGATTTTGAAGTTGAATTTTGCTGAACGAATCCACCTACGTTTGTAGCTTCCTCAATATCATCAGCATAAATTTCAAAAATAGTCTCATCTTTTGACTTCTTGCATCCCTCTGCAAATGGCTGATTCTCTGGTTTACTATTCTTTTTACCAGACCAAGGTTTCTCTGAACCTTTAGATTTAAGTCCCTTAGAACCCCAATCTTTAGAATCCTTTTCATCTGCAACAGGAAGACCTTTAGTGTCAAGGACATTATTCTTTTGGTAATCGTCAGTATAACCTACATGTGAATCATACTCATTTAAAGCAAGTTCATAGATAGTTTCATTTGACTCATTTACTCCAGAATCATCACCCATGTCAATAAGGTATTCAGCGCCAGTCTCATTATCTTTAAGACTAACCTTGTTGTCATCACCCTTATTAACCATAACCTGGTCATCGTCAGACAGCAATTTGTAAACTTTTACGATTTCATCGTCATCCGCTTCTGAGAAGTCATACTCATCATCTCCGACTTTATACTTTTCAAATGATGCCCATTCGTCACCATCTCCATCTGTACCGTTTTCAACTTTCTCAACTTCAGTGTCATCACCCTCTGGTGTTACAGTAACATCTACAGTTGTATCGTCATCATCGGTATCAGAAGAACTTTCTGTGTCATCCTCAACTTGAGTTTCCTCAGTATCAGAATCATCCTCAGCATCATCTGCTGTCAGAGCTGCAGTATCTTCCACTTCCTCTTTATCATACTCATCCTCATCTTCCTCAGCGAGGATTCTTGCGTATGTATCACGTACTGTTTCAGAAAGAATATCCTTCACAGCATTTTCCGTATTTTCTTTCAGAGTTTGTGCAAGATTGCTATAACTCTCTAAAGAGTCTTTAACAGCTTTGCCTCTAATGTTATTAGTTTTCTTCATTCTATCAAAACGAAATTAATACGTTATTTTTATTATAAATATATCAATATTTTTAAAAAATATCTGTAAAGTAAGGTATTACATACAATTAAAGTGAAATTTAATGTATATTTTTCTTTTTCAGTTAAATTTTAAAAAACTTCTATTATAAATATTCCATCATTAACAAATAAATTAAGAGATGATTATAATATTTATTATTATATTATTAAATAATGTAAATTATGAATAAGAAGACAGAATTAGTTGAAATAAAAAAAGACAAAACAGGAACAGGTCTATTGATAGAACAAGATGGTTTTGTACAATTAAATAAAAAAGATTTCACAAAAACAGTTAATGAAAGTAAAGATGGAAATGAATGGCATTGCCCTTATCCTTTCATTGTAGATGCTGTATTTCAAAAATATGACATCAAGAATGCTAATGGAAGAATTTATCCAGAAAAGGTGCTAAAGAAACAAGTAGAAATCTACCAGAAAAAAATAGAAGAACATCGTGCGTATGGAGAATGTAATCACCCTACTGAAAGTACTATCGACCTTGGTCGTATATCTCATAATATTATAGAATTACATTGGGAAGGTCATACCCTTGTGGGTAAAATGGAATTAAATATAACTGAAGGTTTCCGTAGACATGGTATGTGTACGTCTTTTGGCGATACTATTGCAAATATGTTGCTTAACGGTTATAAACTTGGTGTATCATCAAGAGGTGTTGGTTCTGTTGAAGAAAAACTCGGACAATATATAGTTGGTGATGATTTTGAATTAATTTGCTGGGATGTAGTTTCAGACCCTTCAACACCTATGGCATATATTTCTACAGATGGTCCTGAAGGTTTGGAAACTTATATTGAAAGTAAAAATAATAATCCTCTTAATAAAAAGATTGTTTCAGAAAAGATTAATAAAATTAATAAGATTTTATCAGAATAGTTATGAAAAAAATATTTATAACTGAAAACCAAATATCTAATCTTTCTAAACATATTCTGCAAGAAAGAGATTTTAAAGATATGTATTATGATTATAGCGAAAATTTTGACGTAGAAAATATATTTCGGAATTTTTTAGATAATCCTAATGGTGTACAATCATGGGCACCTTTAATTGATAAAAATTCATATCACCAAGCATTACAAGAATTTACCAAATATGGACAATTTGTCAAATTCCCTACACGACTTTTATACCAGTGGATAGGCATTTTAACAAGAAATACAATGCAATTAGAATATAACACAATTTTAGCTGGTCATACCCAAGCTAATGCTTATGACTATTTATCTGAAGAGTTCAATTATCGTGTTGAAGAATTAGGAGAAACAGAATTAAATGGTGTGGATATTACGGATATAGATAGACATAATATATTTGACAAACTTGAAGAAATGGGTCTATATGATTGGATGAAATTGCCAGACGGTTCTGATGCATGGAGCGATTATGGTTTAGAACCTATCTATAAACATCTGAAAGAATATGACTCATCAATGCCACCAGAGAAAGTAATAGTTTTAATAAATAAAGTTCTTGATGTTTATCATCAAAGAGGTGACTTAGCTTCGGCATTTATTGAAGGTGGTAGAAATACTTTAAGTCAAATATCTAACACATAACACAAAAAAATAGCGAGACAAATACATCTCGCTATTTTTTATTCTTCATTAAAATTTTCTTCGTCGTCATCATCTTCTCCGAATGGTTCATAGTTATTTAGAACATCATCAAATTTTTCGTCATTTTCAATAACTTCTTTAACTACATTCTTAACCAATCTCTGTAATTTATTTTCAGACAATCTAACTATTCTTTTTGTCATAATCTATTTTAATTTTGAAACAGAAAAATCATTATTTTCTAAACATTCTACAAAGTTATCAGATACGTTACCAATGCATTCAGAAAGTTCGTTGTTTAAATCTTTCAAATTAACACAATCTACCTGCTTTGCAAAAATATCAAATGAAAGAAACTTCTTATGACCGTACTTCATAGCACTTGGATTTATATCAAATTCAAAAATCATTCCTCTCTCGAATTTTCCAGTTGATATAAGTCTATTTTTAAATTCTTTTTTGTATTTGTTAAGAATAAAAGACATAGCATCATCATAATTTCCCTCATACATAGGAGTAATCCATGTTCTTCCATTAATATATACAACTTTCGGATTTTCCCTATTCATTGTGCCATATTTCAATGTAACCTTGTCAGAAACATTTAATTTAATTTCTTTGACCATCTTTTTCATAAACTATATCCCTTTATTAAAAGGTAAAG